AAAATGCCCATTTCCAATAGAATATGCAATAATATTCCCAATTATATAGTATAAGAGATGCCTCCTAAAGCTGTTCGCGCTTCATCTGATTCATTTTATAGCAGTGCTCGGAGTGCCAGTGCCAGTGCCAGTAGCGCCAGCGATATGAGCGAGAGTTCCAGTTCGGGTGATACGACGGTTAATCGGACGGCACTGTGTATTCGCAATGTCGCTAATTTCAGTCGGATAAAGCCTTTCCAGATGCTGGACAAAAAGAACTTTAACCCGAAGCTACTTGACTATTACATAGATCAGTCTTCGCCTAAATTAGCGGCTCTCTTTGAAAAGATTGCGGCACTGGATGCGTCTGACCTAAAGCGCGAAGGAAAGACCTTCAAACATATGATTTTCACAGATAACAAGAGCAGTTCCTATGGTGCTAAGATTATTGCGTCCGCATTTATTGCCAAAGGCTATAACCCTGCGTTCCATGTTCAGGGCAGCGGATTTACTCTGTATCCCGAAGAGAAGCTGCTAGAGACCAAAGGCCATAACTTTTCTCTCTTAATGAGCAAAAGCGTCTTTGACCGGGCCATTAACGTAAAGTTCAAGAAATCCGTTCTAGAAATGTATAACCGTCGCCCTGAGAACGTGCAAGGTGAGCTCACGCGTTTTATTATTTTAGATCAAGGATTCAAAGAGGGAATTGATCTGTTTGATGTGAAATATGTGCATCTCTTTGAGCCGCTTGTGGTGCCGGCGGATCAGAAACAGGCCATTGGTCGCGGCACCCGCTTCTGTGGTCAAAGGGGACTAGAGTTCCACCCGCGTTATGGTTGGCCGCTCTATGTCTTCCGTTACGAAGTGAATATTACACCGGAACAACGGAAAGACCTACAGGGAGCGCAAAATATGTTCAACCTCTATCTAAAATACGCGAACATTGACATCCGCAAGGTCGTCTTTGCGGCCGAATTAGAAGAGGCGTCGGTGAATGCATCTGTGGATAAAGAACTTACCAAGACAGTGCATCAATTTACCATTGAGCGTCCTCCGGCTGCGTTGCGGGCAAGCACGAGTGCCAGTGGTGGTGTGGTGCTGCGTTCCAATGTGCCTCACCCGCCCAAGAAGCTATTTAACAGTATTACTGCCATGAACACGCATCTCAGCAAGGGATTCAAACAATTTGCTTACCCGAAGGTGAAGCTGGAAAATATGTGCAAGGATATGGCTGGTGGTGCTGCCCCTCAACTGGTGCAATTTACACCGACCCAGGATTTCATTCGCCATTATTTCCAACCGGAGTCGGCCTATAAGGGCATGCTGCTCTGGCATTCCGTGGGCACAGGTAAGACGTGTTCCGCTATTGCCACGGCCAGTACCAGCTTTGAGAAAGAAGGCTATACCATTCTATGGGTAACGCGCCATACCCTAAAGAGTGATATCTGGAAGAACATGTTCCAATGGGTCTGCAGCATGACCGTGCAGGAGCGCCTAAAGAACGGCACCTTAAAACTGCCCGCCAATCTCACTAACCCGAAACGCTTTGCCCCTCCGGAGTGGATGGAGCCTATTTCCTATAAACAATTCAGTAATATGTTATTGAAAAAGAACAAAATTTACGATGAAATTGTTAAGCGTAATGGAGCCAAAGACCCGCTGCGTAAGACTCTGGTCATTATAGATGAAGCCCATAAGCTCTATTCGCCCACGGTGGTCGGCAGTGAGAAGCCCCGGACAGACATTCTGGAGGAGATGATCCAGAACTCTTATAAGACGAGTGGCAAGGACAGTGTGCGCGTCCTACTGATGACGGCTACGCCTTATACGGAAGATGGTATGGAGATGGTGAAATTACTGAATATATTGCGTGAGAGAGACCCTCTCCCGAATACATTTGAGGCGTTTGGCAAGAAATATCTGGACGACCAGGGTAAATTTAAACCGAAGATGTTAAAGGATTTCCAGGACGATATTAGTGGCTATATTAGTTACCTAAATCGTTCTCAAGATGCCCGCAATTTCGCCCACCCGGTGCTGGAAGATGTCTTTGTGGATTTGACCCAAGAAGAAGAAGTGCCAGAGGTTCCTAAAGAATTTGACGAGGAAGGTAATGAGATCAAGGTAAAGAAGAAGGCGGTAAAGGGTAAGTATGAGAAATGGATGGCGGAAGTGCGCGAACAGCTAAAAGAGCAAAAGGTGTTTGTCAAGGAAGCCAAGAAAGAATACAAGGATTGCGCCAAGGGTGAGAAGGTGGGAGATCTAAAAGCGAAGATTAAGATGCGGATCAAGCAAGAGTTAGATGCCCTAAAGGATGCAGAGGCTGAAGCAATAGAGAAATGCAAGGATAAGCCCACCAAAGAGCGTAAGGAGTGTCGCGATACAATCAAGGCGTCTTATAAGGCGAAGGTGCAAGCCGTGAAAGAGAAAAAGGCGCAGCTATACGAAGAGTGCAAGCAGCCACCGGAGGACTGTGAGGAAATCGGCGAAGAGCTGGATAAATTAGAGAATGATCTGGTGGTCATTAACGAGGAGAAACTACAGGTCAGAGCCTATATGGATGAAATCAAGGAACGCATGAAGAAATTATCTACAGAATCCAAAGAACTGCGTAAGATATACAAAGAAGATAAAGCCGCAGTGAAGAGCATGATCGTAAAGAATAAGCAAACCCTCAAAGGATTCCGTGCGATTAAAGACAAAAAGGTGCGTCTTGAGAAAGTTAAAGCCTATAGAGCAGCGGAGCAGAAGGAGATTAAAGACTTCATCATACGGGTAAAAGATATGCGTTCGCGCTTAGCGGGTATTAAGGAAGAGCGTCAATTAACGCGCCTGGAATTGGGCAAAACCCAATTAAAGAAGGTCTCTCAAATGTATGCGCTGGAAAAGCGCTGCAAACTTTAGAGTTTAGAGTTTCAACGGTTTAAAGATTTTTTGATATATACAGCTTAGTATATATAATGTTACTCACCAAGTCATGTATCGCCAACGCCTATGTGTTTGATTTAAAAAGTCACGTTAATACACACTTTATTCGTAACGATTTTAATAAGATAACGTATCCTTATAAGAATCTATTGCGTTTTAAATATGTAAGTGAGGCCAAATTGGTGCAATTGCCAAATTCCAAGAATTATCCGGAATTTAAGATGATACGTAGTTCTAGCAGCGAGGAAATGGTTTATCTAGCCATGTTATTTTTTATTCAGCAACACGCGATCAAGCCGAATCAGGAATTATGGCTGGAGGCATTCCACATGAATCCATATAGTTATAATGAGACGGATTGGTTTCAGGAGCAAAATACAAAAGGTAAAGCGATCCTATGTGTTCAAAAAGAAAAGGTAAAGAGCAGTGGCTTTGAATTAACGGATTCGGTAAATCAATTTCGGTGGGAATTAAATCCAGGGGAGATGCTCTTGTTTGATACACATAGCATTCAGCAGCGCTATACGAATGTAGATTTTGAGGATGAGGAAGGTTTCCAAGATTTATTAACCATTACGGCGGTGTGATATTAAAGAAAAAATACATAGATAAAGTAATGGAATACCGAACGATTGAATTGGTCGCAGGCGCTGTTCCAGGGCTATATGATATACCTAGGGAAGGTGATACCGTGAGGGACATTACTATTCATGGGAGCTTTGTTAAAGCGACGTTAGTGGTAGGCGACATGATTGTCTGGGAATCGGATGCAGGTGAGGGTGAAATAGTCATTCCCTATGAACTAAACTTGATAGGGGCGGGTTATCATACGACGAGACTAATAGTGCAAGCACCAGATACGGATGCCATCACTGTAAAAGCAACGTATATTCTGTTTGAGGATACAGGCTATAGGAGGCGCCTGGCTGATCGGTTCCATTCGCCATGGTGGATTAAGAGTGAGGCGCATAAATACCCTGAGAAAATAGAGCGGCTGTTCCAAAACCCATAAACAGAATGGTGACTAACCATGAGGCCACGGTTTGTCCAAAGAACCGCCAATTAACACCTCCCATTCCTTCAATTAATCCGACGCCCAAGATACCTCCGGTAATACATTGAGAAGAGGATGTTGGGAGACCATATTGGGACGCAATCATTATAACAAAAGAGGTGGCCAACTCTGCAGAAAATCCACGAGTCGCAGTAATTTTAGAGAGTTTAATGCCTACTGCTTGTGTAACTTTATAACCATAGGTTGCTAAACCAACCACGAGTCCAGAGGCACCAATCACAATAATCCAGATAGGCGAGCTGACCGATGATTGAATTTTATTTGTGTTTATAATATCCCATATGGCACACAATGGTCCAGCCATATATCCAACTTCACCCGCTCCGTGGGCAAATATAACGCATATCGCCGAAAAGACCTGTAGATATTTAAATACGTTTTCGGCTCTTGGGTCAAATACCTCCGCCCTGCGATGAATTTCTGCGATTGTTTCATCTTCTTCAATTATTTTATGAATATCTTCATTCATGCCTTTTAGCAGTATATTGGTAGCGTTAGCGTTAGAGTTAGTCTCAATACCATCTATTTCTACGATGACAGGCATTCTATTATTTTCCTTCTCAATATGACGTTTTAACAAGGGGATACCTACGCCTCCCGCTAGTAAGCTACAACCAGAAGCTATAATACTTGTAACCCATAATGTTTTTTGTTCTGACCAGTCATCATTTCCTTGCAGGGACTTTTTGGCACCCTTCGTGAAGACGAAATAGATATTTATCCAGGTGGTCAATAGCACCAATGGCGGTAGAACATAATACGATAGCTGATAGGAGCTCTGACGTCTTAAAATAAGGGTTCTAGTTGTCCAGAAAATAAGTGCGCTGGCAGCCGCTGTTAGCACAGGAGAGATAAACCAGGACAGTGCGATGGGTAGAAATCCCTTGTATGGAGGGAATGATTTTGGGTCAGGTTTAATCCAAAGAACCCCATCTTTGCCACCATATACGAGTGAAAAACCGATAATGCCTCCTATAATGGAATGTGTGGAGGATACATTTAATCCATAATAAGAGGTAACAATTAACCAAAAGGTGCCTACTAGTAAATTACACATCATACCGTAGGCATATACCATCGGATTATTTTTAAATACAACAATATCAGCAATACCTCCGGCGATTGTATCAATAGATACGCGACCCAATACGAGGGCGCCGGTAAATTCAAAAATAGAGGCTAAAATAACGGCTTGTTTCATAGTCAGTGTTTTAGCACCAACGGAGGTTCCGAATGCGTTTCCAACATCATTCGCACCGGTACCCCAGCCAAATCCAAATGCTCCTAAAGAGCCTATAACAAAAATCCAGAGATACATCCCTAACCCTATAGAGATTATTTATGAGACGATTGCAACAAACGATCCCTTCATTTTAACATAGGTTGGTTCTCTAGAGAAAGAGAAAAATCTATATCGTCAGGGCTCTTTCTCTGACTCATACTAATCTTATATTATATAAAAATGTGCTTACTGCTTATTCGGAAGAATCGCCGTGCTAATTTGCTTATGCCCTATCTTGAATCTACCAACATACATATAATCTTTTTGAAAGGATGCACTGTTCAGGTGCTGGACAATTTTTTGCATATCTATCTCGTGTTTTGGAATAAGGCATAACAGCGACCCACCAAAGTATTGCACAGTTCCTATAAAGGCCACTTCTTTATTCCGAGTCATATTCCGAATGTAGATACATGCCTTTCCCCAATACTGGAGGATACTGGAAATGTTTCTTGGCGCGCCCCATTCAAACCAGTTACTCTCTGAAAACTTCTTGATTTTTCTTTTCAATAGCTCTACTTTATGTGATATAAGGTGTGCATCTATCTGGTTATTGTTTGTGGGAAATGTTTTCGTAAAGATATATTTTTCAGTCCTATGTTTATCATTTAGAATATCTATATTGCCGAATGGAACACGATATATCTCATCTCTTCCAGATACAAGACCCACATACACATTAAAGTGCGAATCCATCGGAGAACCACTCACTACAGCTTCTGTTTCGCGAAAGGTAACAATGCCTTTATTTACATTATAGAATACTTCTTTACCATTTACGATTGCTTTCTTATTTATATGTATTCCGCCTTTTTCATAGCGGAACACTAATACATCAATGCTTGCTCCCTCAAAGAGTTTTTCATTGTTGGGAAATAGGAAGTCTGTAAAACGACCTGTTTGTGTCATCTTATCTATAATGGCTGCTGCACTGGTCAGTTTGATAAAATCCGACGGGACAATAAATATCAGTTCGCCATCGTCTTCCAAACAGTCATAGCATTGTTCAATAAATTTGATATAGAGATTACCCTTTTTTTGTTTTACATAGGGCGGATTACCAATAATGGTTTTAAACTTGGTAGTGATTGTTTGATGCGTAAAGTCTCCATATATAGCCGTTTGGTAGTCATTAAATGAAAGGACTGGTTTGATAGTCGCATCCAGTTCATAACATACCATAGGGTAGTTTTCATTATGTTCCTTGAATTTCTTTAACAAATGACCAGCACCGAATGACGGTTCTAGTAGGGGGCTTGACTTATATTTTACTTTATCAAATACAAACTGCTGTAGCTCGTCTGATATAGTAAAGTATTGCCCTAAATCCTTTTTATTGCCGCTCATAGGAAGAATGTGTGTATAACCAAGCTAAATATTCATTTTTTTATCAGAATAAAATTTGAGATAAAGAAAAGATTCGTTAGTTAATAATCTATAAAGATGCTGGGCGTTTATGTGTTAGATCTGGACAATGGACACCTCTTTGTTAGTTATGCCGATTCGGTGCAAGAAGCAGAAGCAAGTTTGCTTACCATGAATGTGAAAGAGAAATTTGATGGTTCCTACCATTACTATCCCACACTGGAGGAAGAAGCCGATAAGGCAGGAGAAATACGTATCTTTATGATGTTGGCGAAAAAGAATGGGCTTCGAAATATGTTGGCACGGCCAGAAGTATTGGCATCCATTGGCAAAGGGACATGGTGTCCAGATATGGAAATCCGGAAGTTTCTACATATCAGCTCCTCAGAATCGTTTCAACCATCATCTACAGAACATGAAGTTGAGAATGAAAAAGAATTATTTACGATCAGCATTTAATGTTAATTACGGTGCGGTAGCATTTAGCATTTAATTGCTGTACGCGAGGCCACCCATGCCAGACATGACGCGCAGGACGTTGTAGGACAGAGCATACACGCGGATCTTGCCGCCCGCAGTGGAAGTGTGGGACAGGTTTAGGACAGCGGAGTCAATGCGAGACATATTTAGGGTGCCGGAAGGCTGGTGCTCCTCGGGCTTGAGGGCGAAGGAGTATACATAGATGCCCTCGTTGGAGGGGATGTTCTCGTGGTGCTGGTAAGGTTGCACCAGGTTAAAGTAAGCACCCGTGCGCTCGGCGAATCTATCGTGACCGTTCAGCTGCAGCTTGGCGGTGGTGACTAGGCCGGCACCCGTGGCCTCCACTTGGTTGTCGGAGTAGTTGAACCAGTCGTTGGAGCTGGTGACAGCCGCATCGCGTTGCATGACCCAGACCAGCTCCTTGACGGGGTGGTTGAAGTTTAGCTTGACCTTGGAGGCAGTGGCACCGCTGGTAACGGACTCGTCACCGGTGAATTGTAGCTGCTCAATCAGGTATTCGTGACTGAGCTGGGCGAAGCGTCTGCGCTCATCGGTGTCTAGGAAGACATAGTCCACCCAGAGAGAGGCAGTGGAGATGGAGCCGGAAGCAAGACCCAGGAAGGCACCGCCAATGCTATAGTAGCCGAGTTCGGCCAGGGAGCGGAACTCCAGGTTGACCTTCACCTCGTGGTATTGCAGAGCAATCAGGGGCAGGGCCAGTCCGGGGTTACGGCAGAACCAGAACTCTAGGGGAATGTAGAGGGTTTCCGCCGCGGTGGAGGCGGGTGTACCACCGTAGGCGAGGGAAGAACCCACCATGGTGTTATAACCAGTGCGCTTGCCAGTGGCTAGAGAAAGCTCATTCCAGATGTACATCCAGTCACCGTATTGTTTGTCAATGCGCTGACCACCGATCTCAATCTCAATGTTCTTCACCAGGGCTAGACCGACATAGTCCACCCATTGCTTGCCGGAAGTTAGGGCAGGCAGAGTGGCTTGTAGGTACATGCGGTGGATCAGATCACCGTTACGGGAGATCTGGCACGTCACGCGGCGGCCGAAATCAGCAGCGCCGTTGAAGGTCTGCTCAATCGCCTCCATGGAGAAGTTGGTGTGGCGACGGTAGACGACCTTGAAGAAGGTAATTTGGGGGTTGCCGGTTAGGTAAACATCTTGAGCGCCATAAGCCACGAGTTGTAGAAGTCCGCCACCCATTTCTTTGGATACTATTAGTGGAGAAAATAATTTATTTTTATATTTTTACGCAAAAATGAAGAAATGCCCGCGGCAAAAACGTTTAATTGCTGTACGCGAGGCCACCCATGCCGGACATGACGCGTAGGACGTTGTAAGACAGAGCATACACGCGGCACTTCGTGGCGTCAGCAGTGGCGGTGATGTTCAGCACAGCGGAGTCAATGCGGGACATGTTTAGGGTGCCGGAAGGCTGGTGCTCCTCGGGCTTGAGGGCGAAGGAGTAGACATTCACACCGGCGTTGGTGGGGATGTTCTCGTGGTGCTGGTAAGGCTGGACCAGGTTAAAGTACTTGCCATCACGCTCCGCGAATCTATCGTGGCCGTTCAGCTGTAGCTTAGCGGTGGAGCACAGGTTGGTGCCGGAACGGTCAAAGTCAGCTGTGGAACCATCGGTATCGTAGCAGCCGAATTTAGCATTGTTCTCTTGTAGAACCCAGATCAGCTCCTTGACGGGGTGGTTGAAGTTTAGCTTGATCTTGTTGGCGTTGGCGGTAACGGTCTCCTCACCGGTGAATTGCACCTGCTCAATCAGGTATTCGTGGCTGAGCTGAGCGAAGCGTCTGCGCTCATCCGTGTCCAGGAAGATGTAATCAACCCATAGGGAGGTGGTGCCCATGGTTCCGGTGATGGAAGCGTTGGCAGCGGACTCAAACTCAAGGTTGACCTTCACCTCGTGGTACTGAAGGGCGATCAGGGGTAGGGCCAGTCCGGGGTTGCGGCAGAACCAGAACTCTAGGGGAATGTATAGAGTGGTGGTGGCGGAAGACACAAGGTTGGCACCAACCATGGTCTTGTAGCCGGCGCGCTTGCCGTAGGGGAGGGCCAGCTCGTTCCAGATGTACATCCAGTCACCGTATTGTTTGTCAATACGTTGGCCACCAATCTCTAGCTCCACGTTCTTGACGAGGGCAAGGCCGGCATAGGAGTTGGCCGCCCAAGAAGCAGTTGTGATGGTCGCCTGTAGGTACATGCGGTGGATCAGATCACCGTTACGGGAGATCTGGCACGTTACACGGCGGCCGAAATCAGCAGCGCCGTTGAAGGTCTGCTCAATCGCCTCCATGGAGAAGTTGGTGTGGCGACGGTAGACGACCTTGAAGAAGGTAATCTGGGGGTTGCCGGTTAGGTAAACATCTTGTGCGCCGTAAGCAACGAGTTGTAGAAGTCCTCCGCCCATTTCTTTGGATACTATAAGTGAAGAAAATAATTTTATCCATTTAAACATTGGAGGGATTCCAAAATAGAGGGATGTTTAAAGAAAAGACATCAAAGAAACGTCAAGTCTTAAACAATACACATAAAAAAGATGCTTCTACGTTGGATGAGAAGCATAAGCATATGATTCACGTCATCCAAGAGAATATGTCTCATAAAGAGCATTTAAATAGTATATACTATCAATGCCACCAGGAATTACAGCAGTGGAAAGATAAGATTCAAGGTTTATACCAAGAGCAAAAACAGGAAACTCTTGAATACTCATTGGCATGGGACAGCAACCTCTTTTACTCCGACAAGTTACGTAGTATAAAAAAAGAAATTGTTTCTTTGCAAGATGAACAGAAAGAAATAGAGTATTATGAAAATACAGGTACCATTTTATTTAACTATTACGAATTGATCGACCAGCAGGATCAGGCGCAAATGTCTTCCATAGATATCAACAATCAGCCACCGGCAAAAGGGCGTCGGAAAAACCTTCCCATCACCCAACGTAATATTTTGGATGCCTTTCAAATAACACCGGTAAATGCGATTAGTGAAGAGGAAGCGGCAGCAGCGGCGGCGGCGGCAATCGTCGCTCCCCGGGATAAAATGAGTTTGGTGAATGATTACATGCTCGCAGTAGATTCCAATCATATGAAATATATGAATGACCATCATACAAATCAATGTCAAACATGTGATATTGCGCTCATTTGTTTGGCACAAGAGGGCATGATGGTGTGTCCCACCTGTGGCTATCAAGAATTGCTCTTGGTGGAACAGAACCGTCCGATCTACCGTCAATCCAATAAGGAAGCGTCGCACTGTACCTATAAGCGCATTAATCATTTTAACGAATGGATTAGTCAGATACAAGGAAAAGAATCCACCGATATTCCTGAGGAGATTTTTGAGAAGATTGTCCAGGAAATCAAGAAGGAAAAGATAAAGGACTTGTCCAAGTTAAGTTATAATAAAATGCGAGAGATACTAAAGAAGCTACACAGCAACAAGTATTACGAGCATAGTTATTACATTATCTATCGGTTGAATGGGATTCCGGCACCGAATTTCCCACCGGAATTGGAGGAGAAAATGCGTAATATGTTCAAGGAGATTCAGGCGCCGTTTTTAAAATATTGTCCGTCAAATCGTAAGAATTTCTTATCGTATAGTTATGTCTTATATAAATTCTGTCAATTGTTGGAGAAAGATGAGTATCTAAAGTATTTTACG